GTTATGACAGACGAGTACAACGTGTACAAATGTCTAGACAATAACAACAACGCTATTTCTACATACAAACCAATCGGCACTGTTGTAGATCCAGTTATTATGCCAGACGGTTACATGTGGAAATACTTGTATAGTATTCCAATCGCTTTGCGCAACAAATTCTTGACTGACGTTTATATGCCAGTCGTAAACTCTATCCGTTCACAGTTCTACTCTAATGGAGAGATTCTAAACGTTGTTCTAGAAAACAACGGACAAAACTATACATTCGCATCAATCTCTGTGGCTGGTGACGGGTATCGTGAATCAGATCCATTACTGTTGCAGAACGTTCAAATCTCTGCGCCTGGAACTGGTTACACTTCTGGTGCGACTATCACTATCGATCCACCATTTGCTGGCGCAAACTCTTGGACCAATGCTGTTGGTATTCTGTTGGGTCAGAAGGTAGAATACAATAATAACTTATATGAAGCAACTGTATCTGGTACACTGGCTTCTCCTGCTCCAACACATAAGTCTGGTGTGGTTACAAACGGCACCGCATCATTAAAGTATATCGGTACACGTGCCACAGGTACAGTTACTGTATCAGCTGGCGCTGTGACAGGCATTGTACTAAAAGGTTCTGTGTTAGAAGTTAACATGACTAGTCCAGGTTCTGGATACACTTCTGCTCCTGCTATTACATTGTCTGGTGGCGGTGGATCTGGTTTTGTCGGCGCAGCTGTGATGAATGCTACTGGTGTTCAGAAAGTTTATGTTTCTAACTCTGGTGACAACTATACTTCAATCCCAACTGCTAAATTTGGTAATCTGTGGACAGCTTCTACTGCTTACACAGTTGGAACTCAGGTTTTTTATTCTAACCGTTTATACACTGTAACTACTGCAGGTACTACAAACACAGCAGCACCGACTCATACTTCTGGCGCTGTTGTTAACGGTACTGCAACTCTAACATATGTTGGTTCTCCAGCTACTGGTACTGTTGTATTGAAATATGGTTCTGGATATTCTTCATTACCAAACATCCAAATTCAACCAGTTTCTGGCGGTGCTGGCGCAACTGGGTATTTTGTTGGTCTTAAGTCTGAAGCTAAACTGATTCCATTAGTATCTGATGGACAGATTATTGGCGTACAGATTGATAATGGTGGTGTTGGTTACACATACGCTAACTTGACAATTCAAGGTGATGGTACAAATGCTGTTATCTCTGCTGACTTATCTCCAGGTGATATTAACACAATGCAGGCGAACACAGAGTTGTTGACTCCAGATGGTCGTATCATGGCATATCCAGTTATCTCTGGTGGTTTCGGCTACGGAGAAAACCCAACTGTCACTATTGATGGAGATGGCACAGGAGCTACTGCTCATGCTATCATTGAAGGTGGTGCTGTTAAGAAACTAATTGTTGATGGATATGGCACTGGTTATCGCTGGGCTACTATTACAATTTCTGGTAGCGGCTTCGGGGCAAAAGCTCGTGCTGTTATGGCACCATATGGTGGCCATGGTAAAGACCCAATCACTGGTATGTTTGCTAGAACTCTTATGTTCTATACTAACATCTCTAAAGATACCAACCAAGGATTTAACGTTAATAACGATTTCCGTCAGTTAGGTATTATCAAAAACCCACGTCAGTTCGGCGCATACGGTAACTTGAAGAGTGCGATTGCATCTGCATGTTATGTAGTAACAGGGTTTGTTGATACATCAGCATTTAAGCAAGACATGCTTTTGACTGTTGGTGATTCTGCTCGTCGTTTCCGAATTGTTTCTTTGACTACTACTGGTATGTTACTGCAATCACTGGATAACTATGTTCCAGTTGTTGGAACTGTATTCATTAACCCTACTGGGCAGACATTCGCTTCGTCTGGTGTTACTGCTCCAAGCGCAGATAAATACTCTGGTCACATCCTGTTTATTGATAACAAACAGGCGTTCACACCTACAGCTGACCAAACAGTTACGTTAAGAACTGTTATCAAATTCTAATAAATAAAGAATAACATTTAAGAAGAGTAAAAATGATCGATTTCAATACCGAACCGTATAATGATGATTACGACGAGAACAAGAAGTTCTACCGTATTCTGTATCGTCCATCGTTTGCTGTTCAGGCTCGTGAACTGACTCAGATGCAGACAATTCTGCAGAATCAGATTTCTCGTCATGGTGATGCTATTTTCAAACAAGGTGCGATGGTAATCCCAGGTCAGTCATCTGTTGAAACTATCACACAACCAAACAAGGGCGCTGATTACGTTACGCTACAATCCGTTTATAACGGTGTAGCAGTTCAAACGTTCGTGGCTTCTCTTAAGGGTAAGACGATCATCGGTTCTTCTGGTGTAACTGCTGAAGTTATCGTAGCTCAAGATTCTGAAAACACAGACCCAACTACACTGTATATTCGCTACACAACAACTGGTAGCAACAATACAACTCAAACTTTCTCCAACGCTGAAGTTATCACTACTGAAGACGGAATTTACTCTTTCCAGACCTCTACTTCTAATGCAGTTGGTAAAGGTTCTCTGGCTACTGTTCAACGTGGTGTTTACTACATCAACAAACACTTTTGTTTAGTTGAAGAACAGACTATTGTTCTAGACAAATACAGCAATACACCTTCTTACCGTATCGGTTTGAATGTTGCTGAATCTATCGTAACACCAGAAGAAGACGAAACATTACTTGACAATGCACAGAACAGCTATAACTTTGCTGCTCCAGGTGCTCATCGTTACTACATCGATCTAACTTTAACTAAGTTACCAGTTGATAGCACAAGCGATCAAGACTTTATTGAGCTTATCCGTGTTGTAGATGGTAAGATTAAAACTATCGTTGACACTACTGCATACTCTATGATTGGCGATGAACTCGCTCGTCGTACATATGATGAATCTGGCGATTACACTGTACGTGAATTCTCTATTGATGTTCGTGAACACCGCAATAACGATCGTGGTGCATGGACACAAAACACTGCATATTTAACTGGTGACATTGTTACCAGTGGTGGGCAAACATATGTTGCTAAATTAAGTGGTACATCTGTTACTACTGCTCCTGTTCATACTACTGGCACTGCATATGACGGTCCAGGTTCTACTGGTATCAAATGGGAATTCAATACAACACCAGCATACAACCGTGGTATCTATAAAGATGGTTCTGAGTCTAAACTCGCCATTGGTCTAGAACCAGGAAAAGCCTACGTTCGTGGTTATGAAATCCAAAAAGATTCTACAACTTATGTTGCGGTTGATAAAGCACGTGCATATGATCAAGCACTAAACAGCATCATCCAACCTACTGCTGGTAACTACGTTTTGGTGACAAACGCCAATAACCTACCTCCACTAGACACTTGCGATATTATCTCTTTACGTGATCAAACAACTGGATCATCTGTTGGTACCGCTGCTGGTAACCAAATCGGTACTGCTCGTGTTCGTTTCATGGAATGGCACTCAGGTGCTTTGTATGGCGCTACTGCTGTATACAAACTAGGTTTGTTTGATATCCAAATGAACTCTGGTAAAGATTTTAACCGCAATGTTAAATCTTTCTTCTACAGTGTAGCCAGCGCTGACGCTAACCTCAGCTTTAGTTCTGATATTAGCCCAATTTCTACTCCATTGGTTGGTTCTGTCACTGCTTCTGCTACATCATTGACTGGTACTGGAACATCATTCCAGACTGATCTAGTCTCTGGCGATTATATCGTTGTTGATGGTGCATTGATTCGTGTTACAGGTACGCCTTCTTCTCAGAACGCTGTTACAATCACTACTAGCTCTTTCACAGGCAAGGCTTACTCTCTAGCAACTACTCAGTTGTTAGAAGCTAATAATTCTAGCTTGGTGTTCTCTCTACCTGATTACGCCATCCGTTCTGTACGTGGCGCTGGAACTTCTGGTGTTAACAACACAACATACGTTTGCTACCAAAAATTCACACAGACTGCTTCTGGCGTTACTGTGAACTTATCTACATCTGGTACATTCTCTTCTGCTTCTGGAGCAACAAACTACATCGTAGTTGACAATGATGCTGCAGCTGGTGGTGCAATTATCAATCCAGTTTCTATCGTAGTTTCTGGTTCTACTGCAACTATTACGGTTCCTTCTGCTCAGTCTGGTCGCTCAATCTCTGTTATCGCTGCGGTTATCCGTAACGGTTCTGGTTACGAAAAGACTAAAACACTTACATCTGCTACTGAGACATTTACTACTGCTGCCGCTGCACAAGCTGCTATTGTCTACCTAGACAAAGCTGACGTGTTCCGTATCGTAAGCATCAAGATGGCTCCATCTGCTGCTTTTGGTACAACTCCAGCTTCTAGCGCATATACTCAAGACATCTCAGATCGTTATGAGTTTGATAATGGCCAACGCCAAAGCCACTATGATTGGGGTCGTCTAAACCTAATCCCGTCTTTCACTGCTCCATCTAATCCTGTACAAGTCGTGTACGAATATTTTGAACACGGTGTTGGTGATTACTTCGACATTAACTCTTATAGCAACGTTGACTACAATCAAGTCCCAGCAGTATTGCGTGACTCTCTAGATTTCCGTCCACGTGTTGCTAACAAGTCTGCAGGTACTGTTAAGAACTTTGTCTCTACTGGTGGTTCTATCACTGGCATTCCAAAGCGTGGTGAAAGCGTAACATCTGATTACAGCTACTACCTAGCACGTAAGGATAAGATCGCATTGGACTTCAACGGTAAGTTCTTTGATATCACTGGTGTGCCATCTACAAATCCAGGCGATCCACAAGACCCAGCATTAGGTATGGTTCTATACAACCTAACCCTTGAGCCATACACATTCTCTACTTCTTCTGATAGCATTGCTGTTCAAAAGATGGAGAACAAGCGTTACACAATGCGTGACATTGGTAAGCTAGAGTCTCGTATCAATAACCTTGAATACTACACTTCTCTTTCTCTTCTAGAGCAAGAAACACAGTCTATGAAAATCACCACAACTGGTGGTCTAGATCGTATGAAGAATGGTTTCGTTGTTGATAACTTCAGTGGTAACAACATCGGTAACAGCAAGTCTAAAGACTACTTCTGCTCTATCGATATGGAGAAGAATCAACTTCGCCCATTCTACACTTCTTACAACGTTAACCTTCTAGAGAAAAACTCTAACTCTGGCCAACGTGCTGCTTCTAACTATCAATTGAACGGTGATATTATCACTCTTCCAATTATAGATACTCCAGTATTGATCAAGCAAGACTACGCTTCTCGTTTGGAAAACATTAACCCATTCGCTATCTACACCTTCTTGGGTAACGTAGACATCAACCCACCATCTGATGATTGGTTTGAAACTACACGTATGCCTGATATCGTACAGCAAGTTGAAGGTAACTACAACACAATTAAAGACCTAGCAACTCGTGCTGGTATTATTGGCGATGCTGGTTTTGGTACTGTATGGGGTGCATGGCAGACTGAATGGTTGGGAACACCGTTCTCTACTGGCACACAAACTCTAGAAGCTGATCGTCGTTACGGTGATGGTGGTTCTGCTCTTGACGCCCAGTTCGGTCTTGGACCAGCTGCTTCTGGTTGGGCACATCGTGTTGTTAAAGTTGAAAACTTTGCACAAGCTGTTGGTCAATCACGTACTGGTGTTAAGACTTCTCTAGCAGTTAAGACTGACTATGAGACTGTTGCAGACCGTACTGTTTCTACTGCAGTTATTCCTTACATCCGTTCTAGAAACCTATTGGTGCAGACTAAGGGTCTAAAGCCAGCTACTCGTTTCTATGCATACTTTGATGACATCGATGTTAGCGCATTCGTTACACCTTCTGTTAAGTTGGTATACACAGCTGGGTCTGGCGCATTCGACTTGTCTACAAACGTTGGTGGTTCTGCTTCTGAAACTAAACGCCGTATTGCTGGTGATTCTCAAGTATGTTTGAATCGTGGTGACGTTATTTCTAACTCTCTAAACACTGCTTCTGGCGTTGTTATTGGTAAGTATACTGATCCAGATACTGGTACAACGGTTCTTGAATTAGCCAACGTTATCGGCACATTCTCCAATGGTCAAACATTCACAGGTTCTGTGTCTGGTGCTTCTGGTACTGTTATTTCAGTTACTACACCTACAACTTTAATCACTAATAAGAACGGTGAATTGAACTTCTTGTTTGATATTCCAAACACAGACTCTGTACGTTTCCGTACTGGCTCACGTGAATTAAAACTTATCGATGCTTCTACTTCTACTGGTCAATGGACATCACGTGGTCGTGGACTCTATCGTGCAGAGGGTGTTCTTGAAACTAAACAAGCATCTGTTAATGCTGTTCGTAATGCTGAATTGGTTAAAGAAATCATCGGTCCAAACGACGATCCAGCTGCTCGCCAGACAATCTATCAAGGTGCTGGTAGCCGTGTAGTTTCTGATACTGGTTGGTACGATCCACTTGCTCAATCATTCTTGGTTCAGCAAAAGGGTGGTGCATTCTTGACTGGCGTTGATATCTTCTTCGCTACAAAAGATGATCGTATCCCTGTTACGCTAGAAATCCGTGAGATGGTCAACGGAACACCTGGAAAGAACGTTCTGGCATTTAGCCGTACTACTCTAAACCCAGCTCAAGTTAACATATCTTCTAATGTTGTGACTCTAGATGGTGCGTCTTACCCATCTTATGACACACCTACCCAATTCAAGTTTAACACACCTGTATACGTACAAGACAATACTGAATACGCCTTTGTTCTTCAGTCTGACTCTAACAACTATAAGGTTTGGATCTCTAACATGGGCGATACAATTCCAGGGACTTCTGGAAGAACTATCTCTGAGCAACCATATGCTGGTGTTCTGTTCAAATCACAGAACGCATCTACATGGACTCCAGATCAAAACCAAGATATCAAGTTCACTATCTACCGTGCTCAGTTCGATACTAGCGTTGTTGGTAACATTAGCTTCGTTAACGATGTGGTGCAATACGATACAATCGAAGTTGATCCGTTCCAGATCGTAAGCGGTTCTACTACAGTTCGTGTATGGCACTATGACCATGGTATGTATACTGGTTCACGTGTAACTATCAAAGGTGTTGCATCTGATATCAACGGTATTCCTGCTGCTGAGTTGAATGGTGACCACGTTATCTCTAACGTAGATGCTAACAGCTATACTATCACAACTACTACTGCTGGCACATCTAGCGGTTACGGTGGTGGTTCTGCTGTTAAGGCAACTCGTAACGTAACTTACGATATCATCAACCCATCTATCCAGATGCAGACTTTCTCTGATACTAAGTCTAGCTTCTCTATCTTGACCTCTTCTGGTAAGGCTATTGATGGTTCTCAAACACCATATGTTGCTGATACTACATATACTCCATGCTTGGTTAAAGAGAATAACTTCTTCTCTTCCCCACGTGTGATTGCTTCTGAAATCAACGAAAATACCTTGATGGGTGGTAATAAGTCTGTAACATTCTCTGCTCAGATTTCTACTACTAATGACGCTGTTTCTCCAGTTATTGATACTGCACGTACTAGCTTGGTTGCTATCTCTAACAAGATTAACCAACCTACAGAAGCAAACACAAACGTGGCTGCTCTAGATTCTAAGTCTATTATCACTGGTTCTACTAACTGGGCATTCACTACAACTGGGTTTAGCTCTACAAACGCTACAATCCGTGGTTCTATGGCTGCTATTGGTATTGGTCGTTACGTGACTATTTCTGGCTCTGCAACTACAGCAGGTAACTTGGGTACATTCTTGGTGACTGGTTTCACAGATGATGGTACCACAGCTACTATCACTCTAAGCGGATTCTCTGGAACTGCTGAGACTGCTCTTTCTGGTTCTGTAGTTTCTGTCCGTGAATTGTTCTTTGATGAAATCACTCCAGAAGGTTCTTCTACTCTTGGTAAGTATGTAACTACACCTATCAAGTTTGCAAACTCTTCTACATACCTACGTGTTCGTTTTGCGGCTAACATCCCTTCTGAAGCTACGGTTAAAGTGTTCTACAAGACTAGCGTTGGCGATACTAAGCAATTAGCAGCGACTAAATATACACAGATGACTCCAGATTCTACCATCGTTAAAGTGGAAAATGGTAACCCTGCTTTCTCAGATATCGACTTTACGCTAACTGGTTTAACACCGTTTGACGGCTTGGTAGTTAAGATTGTTCTGCAGTCTACAAATAGCTGTGCTGTTCCAATTATTAAAGACTTACGAGTTATTGCCTGCCCATAATGACAGAATTTTTGAAGGTAATAGGACATGATGGCTTGGTTAGAGACCCCTCTAGCGGAGCTATCATAAATACAAACAGAACTGAATACGAAGAATATATTGTTCGTATGAGAGAAGCTGAACAGCGTGAAAACGCAATTTCTCAACATACGGTTGAGATAAATAATATAAAGAACGAATTGCAAGACATAAAATCGTTAATTCTTCAACTCTTGAACAAAGATTGAACTAAAGGAAATCTACAATGGCATCAGTTAGCGCTGCAACAATCACGACTCGTGCTGGTAAGGGTAGTCCTCTTACCAACTCTGAAGTCGATGCAAACTTTAACAACTTAAATACACAACTCCAGTTAGCCCAAACTGCTGCTAGCTATACTGCTGCAGACGTACTGGCTAAACTGGTTACTGTCGACGGTTCTGGCTCTGGTCTAGATGCCGACTTACTGGACGGCATGAATTCTGCCACAGCAAATACGGTTAGCACTATTGTTGCCCGTGACGCTTCTGGTAACTTCTCTGCTGGTACAATTACCGCTACGAACTTCTCTGGTACATTTAGCGGCGTTGCTGCTATCACTAGCGGTTCTATCACTCTTAGCACTCAGTTAGCTATTGGTTCTGGTGGTACTGGTGCTACTACTGCTGCTGGTGCTCGTACCTCTCTTGGTCTAGCTATCGGTACAGACGTTCAAGCCTATGATCCAGAATTAGCGGCTTTAGCTTCCGTGACCTCTGCTGCTGACACTGCTCCATACTTTACTGGTTCTGGGACTGCTTCAACTTATACTGCGACATCTTATATGCGTGGTCTAATGGGTTCTGCAGCAGCAGCAAACGCTCGTACTACTCTAGGTTTAGCAATCGGCACAGATGTTCAAGCATATTCTGCTGAGCTCGTTGCTGAATCTGGTCTTGCTGCAACTGGTATGATCGCTCGTACTGGTTCTGGTGCCCGTGCAGCACGTACTATTACTCAAGGCGCTGGTATTACTATCACTAACGGTGATGGTGTTGCTGGTAACCCAACCATCGCTGCAAACGTTACATCTGTTCAAGGTAACACTGGTGCTGTCGTTGTTTCTGTTCCAGTTACATCTGTTCAAGGTAACACTGGTGCTATTACTGTTACAAACATTTCTGGTGGTGCAGGTACAGTTCCATGGACTGGTGTTCAAGGTCCACCGACTGCTCTAAGCCAGTTCTCGAACAACTTAGGTAACTATGGCGGTTGGGTTCCATCTAATACTAAAACAATGGGTGGTCGTTTCCCTTGGGGCTTCTCTAACGGAACACAAGGTAACTGCGGTAACATTATTGCAGGTTATCAATCATACTTGTATGAAGATACAGGTTCTGGCGCACAGGCTTACTACTATACACAAAACTGCTCAAACTGTAATTGCAACTGCAACTGCAACTGCTAATAAGAGATTACTATGACTATAATTTATAAAAACCCAACCGCAAAGCGTCACCACGATCAAGTAATTCCTGAAACTGGAACGCCTCCGACTATTAAAATATACGTTGATGTGCAGCCTTCTTATTTTGAAATTAAGATGTCATATGATACGGTTAACATATTTGATATCACTATCGATGACCAAGAGCCAGAAACTCGCACAGAAACTAAAACACATTATTTGCTTTGGCATAAACTTCCTCTTACTGCTCTACAGGGTAACACTGGATTTTCTGACCAGTCTTTGTGGGCGATTGCAGATAATGTAAAATTAGAAACTGGTGAACGAAATAAATTTGATCAAAATGGCGATCCAGAAGCATGGGTTATTAGTTCTAATGAATTGGTAGATGCGTTTGCCAATACAGTAGCTACCAAACCTTCAGTATCATACACAGATAGCTCTCCAGCATATGACACAACATATGACGTTTTTGTGCCGTTCCTAAACGGATTGGACATGACTAAATGTGAATACAGACTGTACTTAGATCAAAACCTCACTTATGAGATTGATCCAACAAGCCCAGCAGCTGCAGATATCGTTGATGTTTCTGGTAGAGTCAAAGAAATGATCGCCCCTATTACTGTGACTGGTCCGTCAACTATTGACGCAGATTCTACTATAACAGTGGATGTGACAACAATTCCAGGGATTTATGCAGTCTATCTAGAACAGGTCTATGGCATTCTACCAAAAACCAAAGTTCTAATTGATGCTGCAGGTAACGGGTCGTTTAAAGTTTTAACTAGCGGTATGGATGTCGGAGACACCGTCGAAGTTAAAGTTGGATTTAAGAAGTGGGTTAATAGAGCCACGTACTCAAAAACTATTTCTTGATTTAACAACGACTAAATACTTTCTGGGGCTAGACCCCAGAAATTCATTTTGAAGGTATACATAATGTCACAGTTCACTATCACAGCATTAAACCCAGTAACACAAGAAAAGACTAAGTTATTTTATAACAGCAAAGATAGTCTGTTAACGTGGGACAACGGCGCATCAGTCATAGCAAATCCCAAAACTCAACCAGAAGTTACAACACCCTCTAAGATTGAGACAGGTAAATCAGATCTTTCTATTATTAAGATCCAACTAGGTTTATCATGTAATTACGAATGTGATTACTGCTCTCAACGTTTCGTCCCGCAAGCTGATCAAACTAACCCAAACGATGTAGATCCATTCGTCAATAACATGTCCACGTGGTATCATGGTGGAGAAGATGGATTAGGTAAAGGAACTAAGTTTGAATTCTGGGGCGGCGAGCCATTCGTTTACTGGAAAACATTTAAGCCACTAGCTGAAGCCATTAAGAAAAAGTATCCTAACGGTAGCATGTCTGTTATCACAAACGGTAGCTTATTTGATTCTACAAAGAATCAATGGCTAGATGATCTTGAGTTTAGTATTTCAGTATCACATGATGGTCCAGGTCAACCAGTGCGTGGTCCAGACCCACTTGATGATCCAGAAGCTAAGAAACATATCTTAGACATTTACAAACGTCTTGCCCCAAAACATCGTTTTAGCTTTAATGCTATGATCAATAGCAAGAACATTAGCCGTGTAGCAATCCAAGCATTCTTTGAAAACTTAGTTAGAACAGAACTTGGTGAAGACTATCTTCAATATCTTGTAATCGGCGAGGGTGGTTTCGTGGACGCCTATGACGAAGGTGGACTGGAAAATTCTCTAAAAGACACAGAAGAAGAAATCAAGTTTAGAGAATTTACGTTCAGTGAGATGCGAACAGGTAAAGCAGATCGATTCATTAGCGTTGGCCAAAAGATAGATGCATTTATCAAGTCATTAGCCCATGGGGTTAAATTAGACTCAGTACCACAAAAATGTGGTATGGATAAATCAGACCAAATAGCAGTCGACTTAAATGGTAACGTACTAACATGTCAGAACGTAAGTCCAGTATCTACTAGCCCATCTGGAGTTTCTCATCATATTGGCCACGTATCAAACCTAGCTGCTGTAGAAATTAAAACATCCACGCACTGGAGAGATAGAGAAGATTGTTCGAACTGTCCAGTCATTCACCTATGTAAAGGTGCGTGTATGTTCTTATCTGGTCCACTATGGGACTCTTCTTGCAACAATGCATTCAGTGACAATATTGTAGCATTTGCGGCGGCAATCGAAATCATGACAGGGCACATCCCTATCTACATTGATGGACCACTAAGAGAAGATAGAAAAGACATCTATTGGATGGTCCACGGGAAGCCGCAAAAAGCGACAAGAAAAATCATTCCAATCACGGTGGGTTAAATGAGTTTTATTGATGAATATTTGATAGAGATTAACCAGATGCCAAAATATGGCGAGAAGATGGATCTCTATACAATAAAAGACTATTTCTTTTATGATTCCAATACTAAGGAATACGGGCACAAAGACACAGTTATCCCAGTGTCTTATCTCCTAAATAAAGAAGAAATGCCTGACCCCGAAATGATCAGGACTATTATAAATAGTAAAATACCTATCATGAGAAGACTGATAGACCTAAATAATCAAAAGGAAAGTTGGATTTTTGATACCAACGTTTTAAAGGAAACTAGAAATGACTAAACATGTAAAATGGGTTATTGCCCACGAGCCAATCGGTTTGTTTTTGAAAGTAGCAGAACGATTCGCTAAAGAAGTGAACGAGAAGACCGATGGCGCATTTGACATTGAAGTTCTCTCTCTTTCAGACTATTCTACCAAATACAATGATGGTAAGGCTATCACCAAACATGATCTATTAAACTTGATCGACACAGGTGTTATCGAAATGAGCCACATCTATTCCAACTGGTTGGGTGACTACAATAAAGACTTGCACGCATTGGATCTTCCATTCTTATTCGCTGATCACGACCATGTCGACCGTGTTCTAGAAGGTGAAATTGGCAAGGGTCTATTGGCAGGTGTTGCTGCCAAGAGTAACGTACAAGGTCTAGCATTCACTTACTCTGGTGGTTACAAAATTGTACCAGCTAAGAAGGCTATCACTAAAGTTGAAGACTTCCAAGGTATGGACATCCGTACTAGCAAGAGCCCAGTATGTATGGAAATTTTCTCTACACTAGGTGCTACTCCAAACCAATCTATCGACATCGAACACTTAACTGAAGCTGGTAAAGCTGGTCTAGTTGATGGCGGTGAATCTACATACGTTCGTGTGTTCCCATTGAACCAGACTGAAGCGTTTGGTTACATCAATGAAACTAATCACAACCTCTTGTTAACTAGCATCATCGTTAACAAAGATTGGATGTCACAGTTCGACGAAGAAACTCAACAAATTCTATCTGACGCAGCTTTCGTTGCAGCACGTCAAGAACGTCGTGAGTCTGTTGCTGATGTTCCAGGGATCATCGCTGACTTCCAAGCTAAAGGTGTTGAGTTGGTAACTATGTCTGCTGATGAAAAAGCTAAGTTTGTTCAAGCTACTTCTAAAGTTTATGACACGTTTGCTGACTACTTTACTCCAGGTCTAGTTGAGAAGATTCAACTACACTAAGCGATAGTGATAAATACAAGGGAGCTTCGGCTCCCTTTTTTATTCTGAGGACATTATGATTCTATATTACAACACCCACAAAATTTCAGAGATTATCAAAGATCAAAAACATCTGATTGAACGAAGCCCGTTTCTATTACCAAACACAGAGAGTTTATTCAATTCATATGAAAAATTTGGGTTAAACAAACACAACGCAGTGTATGATAGAACAGGACATCTCCCCCATTATTTGAATATGTCGGTTGGTGCACATCCAATCCCACCAAAAGTTGAGAATTACAATAAATCTTTTTGGGAAATAACTGAACAGAGAGCAAAAGAATTATTGGCAACTGACAAACAGATTAATGTTATGTGGTCTGGTGGTATCGATAGCACTTACATCTTATTCACATTACGACATTTTGCAAATGATCCAGATCAGATAAAGGTGTATGGTACATATAACTCTATTATCGAATCTGGTGATTTATTCGATAGAAGAATCAAGAATGAGTTTAAACATAAGATCAAAGTGTCCTCTCGAAATGATATGAATTTTGAGGAAGATTCTCTCTATGTTAGCGGTATGTGCGGGAATCAATTATTTGGTCCAACTGATGATATGTTTGCGTCAAATAACGCAACGGCAATGTTCCACCACACTCTTGGAACACCAGAAACTATCTACGAACCATACGAGAATAACATAAATCCAGAACTACTGGAATTCTTAGACCCTATCATTAAAAATTCACCTAAGAAAATCGAAACAGTCAATGACCTTCGTTGGTATTGCATTTTTAACTTAGATTGGTATACTGCTCTGTATGAGCATAAAATCCTACTGACACCAGAAGTTGCTAATAGAGTACACGGTTTCTTCAGTTCTGAGGAATTCCAGTCATGGTCGGTTAATACGAAAGAGCCATTCACTAAAGTTAGGGGAAACCCTAACACCCATAGATGGCAAATGCGACAGATTTTGGATGAGATGTTTGATGAACCTCATTACGCATACAATAAACCGAAGAAAATTTCCACGTTTTCCTTCATAGAACCCCAATGGTTATTTTTACTTGACGGGTACCATAACGTGTTGAATGACTAATTACAAATCTCCTCGTTTATAAATAAGATGATAAGAATCATTTTAGGATTGAACGATGGCGACAATAAGCAATCTATTCGTGGATGCGGGAGCAACCTACAGTAACATTATTACCGTAGCTGCCACAAATGGACAACCTTTAAATTTAACTGGGTATACGGCTAAGTCTCAAATGAGAAAGTCGTATAGCTCATCTGTAGCCTATAACTTCACCGCATCTATCTACGATGCAGCGAACGGAAAAGTTCGCCTTCAACTAGATTCAGACCAGTCTTCAGCAGTTCCTGCTGGGCGCTGGCTATACGACGTAGAAATAACTTCACCTTCTGGGTCAAAGACCAGAGTGGTCGAGGGTATCGTAACAGTGAATCCTCAAATAACGCAGATTTAAAATGACAGATACAATTGCTATTGTACAACCCGATGAAGCACTTCAGGTAGCAGTCTCTGAGGGTGTTCTTACACTTTCTTCATCAAATGTGGCTAACCCTGCCACTGTAGAATCAATCTCTAATATTGGAGATGTTGATACATCAGTTAGGGCTAATGGGTCTATTTTGGTATACAAAACAACAACAAACAAGTGGACTTCCACAACCACCCTCGATGCTCAGAACATGGAAGGTGGAGAATTTTAATGGAGAAATAAAAGATGGCATCTATTATTAGAATTAAACGTTCTAGCACATCAGGCAATCCAAGTACATTGGGTGCTGGTGAGTTAGCGTATTCAGCCTTAACAGATAACGGATCAAACGGTGGTGATCGCTTATACATTGGTATGGGCACAGAGACTAGCGGCAACGCTGTCAACCACGTAGTTATCGGTGGTAAGTACTTTACCGATATGCTGGATCACAATCCAGGTACATTAACAGCATCTTCTGCTATCATCCTCGACTCTAACAAGAAGATCGATGATTTACTAGTAGATAACTTAGAACTTAACGGTAACACTCTAAGCACAACTAATACCAATGGCGATTTACTAATCACACCAAATGGTACTGGTAAGACAGTTGTTACTAACTTATACATTGGCGACAGCAATACATCTTTAACTGAGTTCATTTATGACGCTGTTGGTGGCACTATTACTGCTGGTACTGGCATCACATCTACTGTAAGTGATGGTGATAACACTACAACTCTTTCTATCACTAACACTGGTGTAACTGCAGGTAGCTATGGTTCTGCTACTGCTATCCCAACATTCACAGTTAATGCTCAAGGTCAATTAACTGCAGCTGGTACTGCAGCATTAGCGACTACCCTAAACATTGCTGGCGATACTGGTACAGATGGCGTAGCGCTATTAAGTGATACTCTAACTTTTGCTGGTACAAACGGTCTAAGCGCAGCTGTTACAAATAACGCAGTAACAATTACATCTAACGCTACTAATGCTAATACTGCATTGGCTATCGTTAAACGTGATGCTTCTGGTAACTTCTCTGCTGGTACAATTACCGCAGCATTGGTTGGTAACGCATCAACTGCTACTACCCTACAAACTGCTCGTACAATTACATTGAATGGTGATTTATCTGGTTCTGTATCGTTCAACGGTTCTTCAGATGTAACTATTACTGCTACTATCCAAGCGGATTCAGTTGCTCTTGGTAATGATACTACTGGTAACTATATTGCTACCATCGCAGGTACAGCCAACCAAGTAAACGTATCTGGTTCTGGTACTGAAACTGCTGCTGTAACTCTAAGCCTACCACAAGATATCCACTCTGGTGCTGCTCCATCATTCGCTGGTATGTCTCTAAGCGGCAACCTAGCGATGGGTTCAAATACCATCACTGGTCTTGCAGATCCAGTTAATGCTCAAGATGCTGCCACAAAGGCTTATGTTGACGCTGCTCGTGCTGGTCTAGATGTTAAACAATCTGTTCGTGCTGCGACTACTGGTAACATCACATTAAGCAATACACAGACTATTGATGGGGTTGCTCTTAACGTCGGTGACCGTGTTCTTGTTAAAGACCAAACAACTGGTTCTCAAAACGGTATTTACGTTGTTGCTTCTGGCACATGGGCACGTGCTTCTGATGCTGACGCTCCAAACGAAGTATCTCCAGGTCTATTCTTGTTCGTCGAAGAAGGTAATCTAAACGGTGATAATGGTTTCGTTATTACTTCAGACGCTCCACTTACAGTTGGTACTGACGCAATTGTGTTCACCCAATTCTCTGGCGCTGGTCAGATCGTTGCTGGTAACGCTTTAACAAAATCTGGCAATACACTTGATGTTGTTGTTGCAGGTTCTGGTGGTATTGAAATTGTTTCTGATGCACTACAATTAAAATCTACATTGGCTGGCGCTGGTTTAGTTTATGGTTCTGGTGTTCTAGATGTTGTTGGTACTGCAAACCGCATCACAGTTAACTCAGACTCTATTGACATCGCATCAACTTATGTTGGCCAGACTTCATTAACTACACTTGGTACTGTTACAACTGGTGTGTGGAATGCTACTGTTGTATCTCCAACTTATGGTGGTACTGGTGTCAATAATGGTTCTAACACACTAACTCTTGGTGGTAACCTAACAACTGCTGGTGCCTATTCCACTACGTTGACAATGACTGGTGCTACAAGCATCACATTACCAACTACTGGCACTTTGGCCACTTTGGCTGGAGCTGAGTCTTTAACAAATAAGACTATTGATGCGTCTAATATTGGTGCCACTACTCGTGGTACTGGTGCGTTCACAACTCTTGCTGCTAATGGTGCTGCAACTCTAACTTCTACATTGACAGTTAGTGGTGCTACAACCCTTAACTCTACTCTTGGTGTTTCTGGCAACGTAACAGTTGCTGCTAACATCTCTGGTGCAGGCGCTGGAACTTCTACTCTTGATGGTTTCAACATTGACGGTGGTACATACTAATACTGCCTAAATACAATTAGTTCGCTGGGGTTTTTACCCCAGCTTTAACCTTTTTAGGAAGATGAATGAGTAATAAAATTATACTCAAGAAGTCATCAGTTGGATCAAAAGTACCAACTACTGATGACTTAGTGTACGGTGAGTTAGCATTAAACTATGCTGATGGTAAACTGTATTTCACAGATTCTTCCAACACAATTCAATATCTCGGGTCAAGTTCAGCAACTCAGACTCTGACGAATAAAACCCTGTCCTCTCCTGTTCTAGCAGGAACACTGACTGTTAATAACAGTGTCGGCACGTCAGGACAGGTTCTTATGTCCACTGGATCTGGTGTCCAGTGGTCTTCTCCAAATGCTGGTGCGTTAGCGACTCTGTCTGACGTTAACCTAGCTACTCCAAAAACACAACAAGTTCTTACATACAACGGTACGCAATGGGTCAACGCTGATTCGAACGCTGTTGTAGCATCTGCTGTTTTCGCCTCTTCTCAATATGATATGGGTCTAACTACAGATGGTGTAATCACGGTTCGTGAAGATGAGGGTTTGGTTACAGGTACATCAAACAACATCTATGACTTAGGTGTATTGAGCTTTACGGGTATTATCTCGTTAAACAACATTGACCAGTCAGTCAAATCAGACTATCTCGGTTACTCTATTATTTTCGGCTTCTAAGGATATACAATGGCACGTCAGTTAATTGAAAAATACATATTCTCTCCAAATGCTGCAGGGGTTGGTACTCTCAAATTTCCTGGAAAAGTTGATCTGACTCAACTTTTGATTATTGCGAACAAGACTCAGCAAACAAACATTTATGCGATCGGTGACCCAACTAAGAATGGCACAATCTCATACGATCCGAATGATACTACGTTTACTGGCGATTCTTCCCAGTACTCTGAACAGGTTGGTGCTAGCACAGTAACATTTGCTGCTAATACAGCTACTATGCTTTCTTCTGATAAGATCGCCATCTATACTGACGCTCCAAAACAAATCGGTAACATTGTTCGTCCATATGCGTTTGGTGTTGACGCTATTGAACGTCAACGTGTCGCCCAGCCAATGGCTATGATTGACGCTGACTTTGAGTACGGTCTTCAGCCAACTAAGTGGCAGAACTACTCAGATATTCGTGGCATTCCAGGTATTTACGAAAAACCAGGTCTTGACTTGTTCATGACTAACATTACGTCAGACGGCGGTAACCCATCTGTTATGACAGTAACTTGTTCACAGGCTCATGGTCTTGCTGTGGCCCAACCTGTTATTATCTTCGGTACTGCTGGTGTATCAAATGCTGCTCGTTCTGAGGGCGCATTCGTAGTATCATCAGTTCCTGACTCTACAACATTTACATTCTTCGCCAAAGGTATCGTTGGTGTGAACGGCACTTCGGTTTATAACCAATCAACATATGCTCGTCGTGGTGGTTTCTATGCTGGTGCGGATCTTCCAATTACTGGATACGTATCTGATGCCAACTCTCCATCTAAGATTACAGTAACTTGTTCTGCACCACATGGATTGGTTGCGGGGTGCCCATTGGTTAACGTAGTAACATCTTCTGGAACAAACCATTCCCTAATGGGCGGTAACTTCTTCGTTGAAACAGTCCCATCTTCAACTACATTTACATTTACTGCTCGAGTTGGTGGGGCGGTTGCAAACTCAAGTATTATTGCTAAGACCTATACTCGATCAGATGCTTATGTTCAACATCGTCCATTTGATGGTGGTGTTAACATCGGTACATTCTTACCATCACATGGTGCTTCTGTTTCTCGTCAAACAAAGAAATACATGCGTTACCAATCTGGTAAAGGTATGCTCTGGACTTCTGGTGTTTTGTTTAACCCAGTTATGAACTTGGATCAGATTTCTGCTGCTGGTACTAGCGTGGGATCTGTTATTACAGTTTCTACTGAAATCGACCATGGTCTTCAAGCTGGTGCGACTATTCAGATCGCTGGTGTTGTAACATCAGGATATAATGGAACATATGGCGTATCTTCCATTATTAACGAATCTACATTTACAGTCAACGCTACATCTACGCTGGGCTCTACTGCTGCTGTTATCACTAACCTTCCACGTGTCACTGTTAAAAACTGGGTTGGAGCTTCTACTCGTTGCGGTCCATTCGATGACCAAAACGGTATTTTCTGGGAATTTGATGGACAAGAATTAGCGGTCGTTAAACGTTCAGCAACTTACCAGCTGTCTGGTTTCGTTTCTGTTACGGCTGGGTCTCAGAACGTTGCTGGAACTAACTGCCGTTTCACTCAACAATTAAAAGTTGGTGATGCTATTGTTATTCGTGGTATGACATATCGTATCGGTTCTATTACTGACGACAACACTATGTCTATTAACCCAGAATATCGTGGAGTAAACAACTCATCTGGTATCAAAATTGCTCAGGTTATTGATACCCGTATCCCACAATCTCAATTCAACATTGATAAGATTGATGGTACAGGTATCTCTGGTTACAATATTAACCTAAACAAGATGCAGATGCTTGGTATCTCCTTCTCTTGGTACGGTGCGGGTTTCATCGACTTTATGTGTCGTGGCGGTGATGGTAATATGATCCAAGTTCATCGCATGAAACAAAACAACATTAATGACGAAGCATACATGCGCACAGGTAACACTGCTGTTCGTTACCAAGCTATCAATGAATCTGCAAGAGATCGTTTAGCTGCATCTATGTCTAATACTCAAACAACGATGGATCTAGTTGATGCGTCTCGTTTCCCGTCTACAGGTGGTGTTATTTTAGTCGACAGCGAATATATCTCATACACAGGTAGAAACGGCAACCAGTTAACTGGATTGACTCGAGGCGCATCGTTCTCTATGTTCGTTGGTGGTTCTAACAAAACCTTCTCTGGCGGCTCTGCTGCAGTACATGCTGTCGGTAATGGATATAACTCAGTTACTTTGATTAGTTGCACATGTTCTCCAATTATTAACCACTGGGGTTCTTCGTACATTATGGACGGTAACTTCGACTCAGATCGTGGTTACTACTTTAACTATGCTGCAACTGGTGTCACACTTTCTGGTGGTCAAGCCAAGACTGCGTTCTTCCTGCGTTTAGCTCCATCTGTGTCAAACTCAATTGCAGGTAACTTCGGTGATCGAGATCTTATTAATCGCTCTCAGTTGCTATTGCAGAACTTACAAATTCAATCAGACGTTCCAGTTCAAGTTTATGGTATTCTAAACCCAGGCAATATTGATGCTTCTACATTAACATGGACTGCGGTTAACACTGTTGGTCTGGGTTCTCAGCCATCATTCGCTCAAGTGTCAACTAGCGTTACTACTGCTGCAACTCCAGGTGAGCAGAACTTCTCAACTCTTGGTCAGCCAGCAGGTTTCGCTGAGATTGACTTGAAGAACTTGAAAGAATTAACAAACTCAGCAATTGGTGGTTATTCAAATTATCCAGATGGACCAGACGTTTTAGCTGTTGTCGTTAAGAACATCGCATCTTCTGGTAGTGCATCAAACATTAACATTAACTTATTCTGGTCTGAAGCCCAAGCCTAAATATATCGAATTAGAGGAAAACTATGTCAACACAAGTACAATTTAGACGAGGTACAACAACACAGAACAATGCGTTTACAGGCGCTATTGGTGAAATTTCTGTTGACACCGATCTTAAAACAATTCGTCTACATGATGGAACTACCGCTGGTGGTGGATCCACTATGCTTAACAACGTTTCTACTCAGACTGCTCTGAATAAAACATTCAGTACTGGTTCTGCGTGGCAAGGTAACGCTGTAGCATTAGCTTATGGTGGTACTGGTTCTTCGCTATCTGCGGTAGCGGGTGCTGTTGCATATTCTACTTCTGGTGGATTGTCTCTATCTTCTGCTGGTACATCTGGTCAGCTATTAGTATCTGGTGGTACTAGTGCTCCAACTTGGGTTTCTGCTTCTACAATTTCAGCGGGTACATCTGCTCTTGCTGCTACTGCTACTAACATTGCTGGCGGCTCTGCTGGTCAGTTAATGATTCAGGCTGACACTGGTTTAACAACATTCATTACAGCTGGTGCTTCTGGAACATTCTTACGTTCTGCAGGCGCTGGTTATGCTCCAACATGGGCTACTGCTGACGTTACCATCGGTACTACTACAATTGCTCTTGGTAGTTCTTCTACTGTTCTTGCTGGATTAACAGCGATAACAACTGTAGACCTCACTGTCAACGGCAACTTGACCGTCAACGGCACAACTACAAACATCAATACAGTTAACTTAACTGTTACTGATAAAAATATTGAATTGGGTAAAGTATCGACTCCTACTGATACTACTGCTGAGGGTGGCGGTATTACTCTAAAGGGTGCTACTGATAAGACTATTACATGGGGCGCTGCAACTGGTTGGCAACTAGACGATGGCATCAAAACGACAAGAGCATTTACTGCAACTACTTCTAACAGTTCACCGACTGCTATTTTAACTGCAGCGACTGCGACATATCGTTCTGGATCTATGCAGATTCAAGTGACAAACGGTTCTACATATCGTCTGGCAAACTTGATGTTCGTGCACGATGGAACAAACGTTACTCTTTCTGAGAACTACCTAGTTGGCGTGGATGTTCAAACTGCATCAACAAATACTACATTTACAGCTTCCATCTCTGGTGGCACTCTAACTGTTTATGCTACTGCTGCAAGCGGTACATCTGTGGTTAAGGGCGAAGCAAATCTATTCAAGGTATAATAAATGGCTATTCCAACATCTAGAGAAAGTCTAAAACAATACTGTCTAAGAGCACTCGGTGCTCCAGTATTGGAGATTAACGTTGACGACGATCAACTAGAAGATCGTATTGATGAATGTCTAGACTACTGGCGTCTATACCACTATGATGGTATAGAAGAGATCTATTTGAAGCAACAGATTCGTGCTTCTGAAATTGTGTTATCTTCTAATAACGCCCAAGATTTTGCGTTAGAAGAACACATCACAGGAGCGACTTCTGGAGCTAAAGCTACAGTAACTCGTGAATCTCAGCGTATGTCTGCTGGCAATTTATTGCTTGTTAAGAATATTGTTGGAACATTTATTGCAGGTGAAGCTATTCATGGAACGACCGTAACGGCAACTACCGTTTCTATCACACCACGTGAATATGATAATCGTTACATCAATATCCCAGACTATGTGTATGGTATCACTGATGTGCTTTCTATCGGTCAAGCATCTTCTTCTAAGAACATTTTCGACTTACAATATCAATTACGTTTAAATGACTTGTATGACCTAACTTCTACATCTATCATTTACTATACTACTGTTATGCAGCATCTAGACTTACTAGACTGGACTCTTAACGGTAAAGACAATTTCCGTTTTAACCGTTTACAAGATCGCATGTATCTTGATATCAACTGGCAGTCTGATGTGCAATTCGGTGACTACATTATCATCAAATGCTATCGTGCCATGGATCCAAATCAGTGGTCCAAGGTCTGGAATGAACCATGGCTAAAACGATATGTCACAGCGCAGTTTAAGAAACAATGGGCAGTGAACATTAAGAAATTCTCTGGCATTCAACTTCCAGGTGGTGTTACATTAGATGGCGACAAGTTATACTTAGAAGCTACACAGGAAATTAGAGAGCTAGAAGACGACTTGCAGAACAAATCTGCTCCACTCAACTTCATAATGGGTTAAGATGACAACAACTAATGTTTACTTCTCACACGGTACCCGCAATGAGCAGTACCTTGTTGAAGACCTAATCATCGAATCGTTACGTATGTATGGTAACGAGGTCATGTACATTCCAAGAACATTAGTTTCTAAAGACGAGATTCTTGGCGAAGATCGTTTGAGCGAATTTAAGTCTGCATTCCCTATCGAAATGTATTTCGAGAATGTAGACTCTTTCGGTGGACAAGGCGCATTCATCCAAAAGTTTGGTCTTATGGTTGAACAGTCTGCTACATTAGTAGTAGCTCGTCGTCGCTGGGAACAATTCGTAGGTCGTTATGGTGCCACTACTGTTCCGAATAGACCAAACGAAGGCGACTTGATCTATTTCCCATTATCAAAAGGTTTGTTCGAAATTAAGTTCGTACAACACCAAGATCCATTCTACCAACTCGGTAAGCTATACGTGTATAAGCTACAAGTTGAATTGTTCCAGTATGCTTCTGAAGCTATCGATACTGGTATTGCCGCTATTGATGCATTTGAGTCGCTCAAGACATTCAATACGAATACAACACGAAATCCAAACGGAGAAGTCGTGAAGACAACTATAACAAATGGTGGCTCTGGATATACCACTGCTACTGTCTCGTTGGTAAGTTCTTCTGGTTATGGTGCTGTACTAACTCCAGTTATAACTAATGGTGTTATCACTTCTATTACCATTGATAATCCAGGGACTAAGTATCAAACACCTCCGCTAATTACTATCAATGGTGATGGAGCTGGCGCAGAAGCAACGTGTGATGTTGAGGTTAATATTGACAAATCAGACTCATTCGGCGACAACAATAAATTTAAACAAGAAGCATCAACAGTTCTTAACTTTGATGAGTCTAATCCATTCGGCGAGATTAAATAATGCTTAACGGAAACGTATATTACCACGGCATCATTCGTAAGAGCATTGTTGCCTTTGGTCGATTATTCAGCGATATCTACATTGACCGTAAAGCTGGTGATTCAGTTAATGGAACAACATCGCAACGACTACAAATTCCCCTAGCATACGCTCCAAAAGAAAAATGGATTGTTCGTTTGGACTCTGATCCAAACTTAGAAAACAATACATATACAACTCTGCCAAGAATGTCATTTGAGATTACTGGTTATAGATACGATGCTAATCGTAAAACCAACCGTATGCAACAAGTCAAATCTGGTACTGGACAGAATCAGTCTGCCGTTTATACCCCAGTGCCATACACATTAGATATGTCTTTGTATATTTTAACAAAGACTCAAGAAGATGGTTTGCAGATTATTGAACAGATTCTTCCAACATTTACTCCAGATTATACATTAACTATCAACGCCATTCCAGAGATGGGAATCCAAATGGATGTTCCTATCGTTCTAAATAGTGTTCAGGTTGACGATGAATATGATGGGTCTTTTCAAGATCGTCGATTCGTGACGCATACATTAAATTTTGAGATGAAGATGAATTTATATGGTCCAGTCACCAGTAAAAATGTCATCTCTCAAGTTAACGCTAATATTGGAAACAACGAAAACTTCGATAATCCAAATCAAACATTCGTAGCGACAGGTGATACTACTACATCAACAGTATCCAGTGAAGACTGGATGAACAATTTTTAATGGCATCAGAAAATTATAACTCGAACGGTAATTTAAAGGCAGCTGGTGTTCAGGTAAACTATACAGCCGATCAGGTTCAGGAGTATATGAAATGCTCTCAAGATCCGATCTACTTTATTAGAAATTACTGTATGATTGTTTCGCTTGATCATGGGTTGATCAAGTTCGATCTATATCCATGTCAGGTAAATAAGATTAACGTTATCCATAATAACCGTCGTGTTATTCTTATGGAAGGTCGTCAGCAAGGTAAGACGACTACATCTGCTGCCTACATCCTTTGGTACACTCTATTCCAAGCAAATAAGAACGTAGCTATTTTGGCTAACAAAGCAACTGCTGCTCGTGAAGTTTTGGACCGTTACCAAACAATGTATGAGGCTCTTCCTTTGTGGTTGCAACAAGGTGTTACAACTTGGAACAAGGGTGACATTGAATTAGAAAACGGTTCTAAAGTATTCACGGCAGCTACATCTGCTTCTGGTATTCGTGGTAAGTCTGTTAACTTATTGTACGTTGACGAAGCTGCGATTATTCCAAACACTGTGGCAGAACAGTTCTTCACTTCTGTTTACCCTACTATTTCTGCGGGTCAAACAACAAAGATTCTTCTTTCATCTACACCACTCGGCTACAATCACTTCTGGAAGTTTTGGAATGATGCTGAGAAAGGTCGTAATGGATTCGTGCCGCTATTCATTCCTTACTGGGAAATTCCAGGTCGTGATGAGAAGTGGGCACAAGAACAGAAGATGATGCTCGGAGAACTAAAGTACAACCAAGAGGTTGCTTGTAAGTTCTTGGGTTCTAGCTTAACGCTGGTTAACGCCGATGTTATCGCTAGAATGTCTGTAGATCCACTAATCTATCAGAAAGATGGTTTAGACATCTATGTACGTCCATCTGCTGGGCATACATATTGTATTATTGCTGACGTTGCTAAAGGTGTTGGTGGAGATCACTCTGCTTTCCAGATTATCGACATCACAGAAGTGCCTTATCGTATAGTTGGTAAGTACAGAAATAACGAGATTAGCCCGCTGTTGTATCCTAACGTTTTATACAAGATTGGTAAGGAATACAACGAGGCTTATATCTTAATTGAAACTAACATTAGTGAACAGGTTGCTCACATCCTTTATAGTGAACTCGAATATGAGAACATTCTAATGGTGAACCGACACACAAATGGTCAAGTTATCGGTGGTGGCTTCGGTGGAGGTAAAACTCAACTGGGTGTTAACACTGATAAGAAGGTCAAACGCATTGGATGTCACAACTTCAAAGCTATGGTCGAAGAAAATAAGCTGATTGTCAACGATGCTGATACAATCTCTGAGATCTCTACATTTATTGAGGTTAAGGGTTCATATGCAGCAGACGAAGGTTATCACGATGACTTGGTAATGCCTTTGGTTCTCTTTGGTTGGCTTACAACTAACCCGTATTTTAAAGAGCTAAATAATGTAAACCTCCGAG